GATTGAAACGCAGCAAATGAAGTTAAATTCTAAACCTCTAATTTCAGAGTTAAAAACGTTTGTTGCACACGGTGTAGGGTTTGGCGCTAAAACTGGAGAACACGACGATTTAGTATCTTCAACTTTATTATGTGTGCGTATGGCCGGAGTTTTAGCTGACTGGGATCCACAAATTTACGAAAAAATGACTGAAAAAATTTCGGAAGAACAAATGCCCATGCCATTTTATATGAGCACGGGCATATTCTAAATTAACTAAATATAATATGGACTCAATGAAAAGCATTGCTACAGATTTATTTTATAAAATTCGCAGCCGTTTTACGGGTTTAAAACTTGGCGAAAGTATGGGCGCCATTACAATTAATCCCGAAGAAGCTGTGTTTTTTGATTTTGATTACATTGTTGATGAACAGGCATTAGGTCATGTCAGCATTAGTTTAGCTGAACCAAGATCAATGAAAGTATACTTTAGCAATGGTATTACAGAAAATATGGATATCGTACAAAAAGAAAAATGGTACGATTTTTTAAGAGAATTAAGACAATTTGCAAAGCGTAGATTACTAACCTTTGATACTAGAGACGTTGCTAAAGACAATCTAGATCAAAGAGATTTTGCATTTTTAAGTCAATACAATCAAACAAAGACCGTCGGAGAATCAATTATGAGTGAAAGCAGCCTGTATGGCTCGAGAACAATTAGCTATCAAAACTTAATGGATACAAAGTTAATCATTAAACATAGTAAACCTATTCAAGATGAGCAAGTTGGTTCGAGAGCAAGAAACATTTCAGCATTATTTGTTGAAAATCAAGACGGTGAAAGATTTAAATATCCGTTCATCCATTTAGCAGGTGCTCGTGCTATGCAACGTCATGTGGCTAACGGCGGAGTGCCGTACGATGAAATTGGCAAGCATATTGTAGGAATGAGTGAGCAAATTGCTCAACTTAAAGGCTTTGGAAACTATGTAGTAAGAAACGATCTTTTAAATTCTGATACAAATTCAATTTACGAAAAAAGCTCAGATGCATTAAACAGGCTACGCGAAGAACTTTCAAAATTATCAAAGCAAGCATTTTACGAACAATTTAAAACAAATTTTCAATTACAAGATTCATTAGAAGTGCCGCAGGATGTTATAGAAGATTTTACAGAAAAATTCACTGTCAAAAATTTCAAAGAGGACATTAAGTCTGTGTTTCCAATTTTATACAGACTTATGAAGGAAGAGTCCAAAATAGGCTATGACGACATAGTTGCTATGACAGGTAATGAAGAACTAGAAATAGAAGAAGATTTTGATTCGAATCTACTTGATCCGTTTGCCAAGTTTGAAAGTTGGGTAGCGTATCTTGGTGAAGACAGTGGAATCTTAAGTCAAGATCCAGATGAGAAAAAAATTGCAATCAATGAACTTAACGAACTAACAACACAACATTTTCCTGCAGGCGAAAAGGGGTTAAATGCAATTAAAAGTTTAGAAGGCATAATCGAAGATCCAAGACTATTTGCACAAATTAAAGAGGCAGCAGAACAAGACCCCGATACTTGTGTCAGGGGTCTTGTTAAAAATTGGTTAGAAGAAAATGCTCCAGATATACTAGAAGAATTAGACTTTGGCGATTTTCAAGACGAAGAGGACGTAGAAGATCCAATGCAATATGCTAACGATGCAGCAGATGCAGATGCTGTAGCATATGGACAACGTGAAGATATTACTGCCGAAGCATCTAGTTCGGGAGATTACGAATTAGAAGTAAAAACACAAGTTTTCTTTGAAAGAGATGAAAACGGTAAGGCTGTAATTTCTAAAATTATGTTAGGAGATACAGATATTACTGCAATTACTTCTCCAGAAGAAACCGCAGATTATATTGAAGACGGTGAAGAAAGTCCAGTAGAAGGTATCGAATATATCAATGTTGATATTGATTATAGTGTTCACGGTGAATATCTACCTGCTACTTGGGGATATCATGGCGGATCTCCTGCAGAATATCCAGAAGTTGAAATTAATGAAATCACAGCGTTTGGTAATGGCAAATCAATAAAGATTGATTTTAATGATCTTGATGGCGATAATCAAAATTATCTACAAGAAAAAGCTGAAGAAGAAGCTTCAGAAAATGGTTCCGATGACGGCGACTATGATGATTACGATCGCTACGAATCCGTTGAAACATCAAAAGGACTAGAAGAAAAACAATCAAATGTAAACGAATTAGCACAATTCATTTATTCATTTTATGACAAAGAGTCAGGCACATTCCCTAAAGGCCCAGAAGGCGTCTGTACTATGGTAGGCAAGAAGTTTGGTGAGCAAGCAGAAAGTCTAGCAAGACGTTTAGTAGAAAAATTAGCACCGCAGCAACAGTCATCGGTAAATCCAGATTTAGATCGAATTAAAGAATTATCAGGAATGCACCAACAAGAAGCGGCAGTTGTCGAAGGAAGTGTACATGGCTGGAACGTCGCTAAATGGTATGCAAAAACTGGCGACCAGCTAAAACTTACCAAGTGGTTGCGTAAAGAAGCAGGGTTAGATAAAAATGCACCTGTATATTTTGACGATGCTGATTTAGTATATATTGATCAAACTATTGTTCCTGAAGCTTTAGTTAACCCTAAGTTAAAGATGCAAGATCTTTTAGATGCAGTCAAACAAGCAGCCCAATCTCCGAACGAACAAGAATCGATCGAAAATGCTACTCCTGAATTAGAAAGTATCAAAAGATTAGCAGGCATGCGATAATATCATTTCCGCCTAGTTAAGGACTCTCCGGAGTCCTTTTCTTTTGGCAAAATTAATCAAAAAAACGTTGTTTTTTATTGACATTGCTAAATAAAAAACGCATAATATATATTGTGCGTAAGGCATACATTTTAAGGCAAAATAATAGGAGGCAAATTAAAATGGCATCATTAGCAGAAATTCGTGCAAAACTTCAAGAAGCACAAAACAAATCTTCAGGAAACTCCACCGGCGGTGGCGACAACGCAATTTATCCACATTGGAACATGCAAGAAGGCAAGGAAGCAGTAGTTCGCTTACTTCCAGACGGCGACAGCTCAAATACTTTCTTTTGGGTTGAACGTGCTATGATCAAATTAGAGTTCGCTGGTATCAAAGGCGAAACTGATAATAAGAAAATTCAAGTACAAGTACCTTGCGTGGAGATGTACGGTCCAAATGAAACATGCCCAATTCTTTCAGAAGTACGTGGCTGGTTTAAGGACAAGAGTCTAGAAGAAATGGGTCGTAAGTACTGGAAAAAACGTTCATACATTTTCCAAGGCTTCGTTGTTGAAGATCCACTTAAAGAAGATAGTGTACCAGAAAATCCAATCCGTAGATTTATTATTGGTCCTCAAATTTATCAAATCATCCGCAACGGCTTGATTGATCCAGAAATCAATGAAACACCTACAGATTATCTACGTGGGTTAGATTTCCGTATTGCTAAAACCAGTAAAGGCGGCTTTGCTGATTATTCTACTAGTAAGTATAGCCGTAGAGAACGTGCTCTTAGCGATGCAGAAAAAGCAGCAATTGATCAATATGGATTGTTTGATCTTAAGAGCTTCTTACCTAAGAAGCCAGGTGAGGTCGAACTCAAAGTAATCAAAGAAATGTTTGAAGCAAGTGTTAACGGCGAAGCATATGATCCAACTCGTTGGAGTCAATATTACAAGCCAGCTGGCATTGGCAGTGCTACTGGAGATCCAGTGGCTAAAGCAGTCAAACCTGCTTCAACAGAAGAAAGCTACGAAGAAGAACCAGCACCAGTAGCACCAGTTAAGGGTGTTAACGTAGCTGATGCTGCAAATTCTTCAGCAGAAGGTAACAGTCGTGCGCAAGATATTCTTGCCATGATTCGTAACCGTCAAAAGCAATAATAATAAAATAACGAGTATGGGTTCACGCCCATACTCTCTTTGATTACAGGAAAACAATAATGGCAAAAATAAATTTATCTAAAGTTGGCGAAAGTATCACATTCTATCGCTACGATAACGGTTTTATGATTGAAATCAGTGGCCGTAACAAAAAAGAAGAGTGGAAAACTCAAAAGATTTTGTGTAATACAGAGGACGAGTTATTGGCACTAATTAAAGAAATAAACAGCTTGGAGTTAGATCAATAATGGCAAAAGCATTTGATATTTCAAAATTTAGAAAATCAATTACTAAATCAATTGAAGGGCTTAGTATTGGTTTTAATGATCCCACAGATTGGATCTCAACAGGTAATTATGCTTTAAATTATCTAATCAGCGGAGATTTTCATAAAGGTGTTCCGTTAGGTAAAGTTACAGTATTTGCAGGTGAAAGTGGCGCTGGCAAATCTTATATTTGTTCGGGCAATCTTATCAAGGCAGCACAAGCACAAGGCATCTATCCAATCTTAATTGATTCAGAAAATGCTCTTGATGAAGATTGGCTAAAAGCACTTGGCGTGGATACTTCAGAAGATAAACTTCTTAAACTCAATATGGCAATGATCGATGATGTAGCAAAGACTATTACAGAATTTGTTGCAGAGTATAAAGCAATGCCAGAAGAAACTCGTCCTAAAGTTTTGTTTGTGCTTGATTCACTTGGTATGTTGCTAACTCCCACTGATGTAAATCAGTTTGAAGCAGGTGACCTTAAAGGTGACATGGGTCGTAAGCCTAAAGCACTAACAGCACTTGTTCGTAACTGTGTCAATATGTTTGGTTCATTAAACATTGGCCTTGTAGCAACTAATCACACATACGCAAGTCAAGATATGTTTGATCCAGATGATAAAATTTCTGGTGGTCAGGGTTTTATCTATGCAAGTTCAATTGTAGTAGCAATGCGTAAATTGAAACTTAAAGAAGATGATGACGGCAACAAGATTTCGGAAGTTCGTGGAATTCGTGCTGCCTGCAAAGTAATGAAAACACGTTACGCAAAGCCTTTTGAATCAGTACAAGTGAAAATTCCTTATGAAACAGGTATGAATCCCTATAGTGGAATGGTAGACCTGGCAGAAGAAAAAGGTCTTCTAAAGAAAGAAGGTAACAGTCTTGTATATGTAACTAGCGACGGTGAAATTATCAAACAATTCCGCAAAGCGTGGGAACGCAACGAAAACAATGGTCTTGATAAAATCATGGCAGACGTTTCTAAAAACGGCGAAAATGTCTCATCTGAGATAATTAATAATGTTGAATTAGAAACGGAGACATCTCAATGAAAGAAGACCTAATTGCCGATCTATGGAATGTGATTGTTGAGCACTTACCAGAAAAATCTAAAAGTATTGTTGCAACAGATTTTGTTAATACTTTATTAGATTATGGTATTAAGGATAGTACTATTGAATCTTTATTAGGAGTAGATCCCCATCTTGATCAAGCAATTGAATATGCAATTGACGGTGAAGAAATTGAGGATTCTGAAGAAGAAGATTATTACGAAGATGAGGATTAATGAACTGGTACGAAGCAGTTTCTAAAGATATCAGTAATATTCCGGATGCAGTGGCATTTTTTGAAAAAGAATTGTTAGATGCAAAACTGGAATGTAAAATCTTTGGCAATATAGAAAAAAATAGTGCTGCAATGCCCGGTGTGGTAGAGAATCGTTTTAATCAATTACAGGAAATTGAAGGTATCCTCGAATATCTTAATATTGAATTAAGACGACTAAAAAGTCAACACTTTCGTAAATATCTTGAAAGCTATCAACGATCGTTGAGCAGTAGAGACTGTGAAAAGTTTGTAGACGGTGAGGCAGACGTTGTAGACTTTGAAAAAATTATTAACGATTTTGCATTGTTACGTAACAAATGGCTTGGTATTATTAAAGCACTTGATCAAAAGCAGTGGCACTTGACTAATATTATTAAGTTGCGTGTAGCTGGGTTAGAGGATGCCACCTTGTGAATTGTTAAACAATTCATCATGTGGAACTTCGTATGGATGGCCCTGATAAAACAGGGCTTTTTCTTGAGCACTACCGTCGTACCATTCGTCTAAATTATATTGACACCATGCAATGTGTTCATGCCACACATCTCTGTTAATTGGTTCTAACGGATCTCTCCAATTGTCTAATGTTCTTTCACATGCTATCCAAGTTGGACACGGGCCTAGACTAATAACTTTTTTTCCGTACCAAAATGCTTCAGCAGTAATTGCAGAACTATAACTGACAACTAAATCTGCCCATTCAAAATCGCCGTCGATTCCAAACACGCCTTTAAATCCAACACTAGGATTTCCGTAATGTTGTACTCCCTTTTTACCAACCTTGTATCTAATTTTTACATTTGCACCCCGTGATTCAAAAAATGTTTTTAATTTTTCAGACCATTGTGTAATATCAAATCCTGTGAAAATTCCTTGACTTTTTTTACTTGGAGCGATCAATACGTTTTTAATTTCTTTAACTTTCCAAGGCTGTTTTTCTAATCTAGTAGTGTTCCATCGAGAATAGGGAATTGATTTTAATTTAGTTGGTGCAAAAGAATTTATACTCACCCTGGCTGCTACTCTATGTTTTGAAACCCAAGATCCAAGATAAGGACGATTAATTGCTATATAGGGATTTTTTGCCGTCATCCATGGCCCAATAAATCCTATAGGATTAGCGGGCACTATTAATGGTATTCCTGGATCAGCAGTTGTTATATCATGTATATGAATTAATCTGCCGGTAAAACGTTCCCAACCTTTAATAAAAGGTTCGTCAAATTCATTAACGAGTATTTGATATTTTAATGCCATTTTTGTCCGCTCTTTAATATTTACCATTAACTGCTCTGATAAATATCAGCATGAAAAACATTGTTTTAATTACTGGTGGTTTTGATCCAATACACTCCGGACACATATCATATATCAACGCGGCAAGAGAGCTCGGCGATTCGTTAATTGTTGGAGTTAATTCTGACGAATGGCTACGTCGAAAGAAAGGGCAGAAGTTTATGCCTTGGGAAGAACGTGCAAGCATTGTAGCTAACTTATACAGTGTTAGTCGAGTGATAAATTTTGACGATAGCGATAATAGTGCTAAAGATGCTATCCGAAAAGTTAGAGCAATACATCCTAATGCTAATATTATCTTCGCCAACGGCGGAGATCGAACCAAAGAAAATATTCCAGAAATGGATCTACTTAAAGAAATGTTACACCTAGAATTTGTATTTGGTGTCGGTGGAGTAGATAAAAAAAATTCTAGCAGTTGGATTTTACAAGAATGGAAAGCTCCCAAAACTGAACGCCCTTGGGGTTATTATCGTGTACTACACGAAAATGGCAAGGAAGTTAAAGTTAAAGAATTAACTGTGGAACCAGGACAATGCCTTAGTATGCAACGTCATCAAAACAGAGCAGAACATTGGTTCATTGCAGAAGGTACTGCAGAAATCTACACAATTAATAGAAGCACAGATCAAGAATTAGTTGGAATTTTTCATAAACATCAAAGTTTACATATTAAAAAAGACGAATGGCATCAATTATGCAATCCAAGTAATAATCCGTTACGAATTATAGAAATTCAGTATGGCACGGACTGTAACGAAAGTGATATAGAAAGAAAATGAAAGATATAATTCCAGTTTTTATTGGTTACGATCCAAGAGAAGCAATCGCATATCATACATGTGTTAATAGTATTATTCGTAATTCGTCAAAGCCTGTAAGTATTGTTCCGGTGGCATTAAATTTATTTAAAGATTATTCTGAAACACATACTGATGGTAGTAATCATTTTATCTATACTAGATTTTTAGTTCCCTGGTTAATGGGTTGGGCTGGCCATGCAATATTCATCGATGGTGACATGATTGTACGTGGTGACATTGCCGAATTATGGGAAATGAGACAAATGTCCTACGATGTAATGGTTGTTAAACACGATTACAAAACAAAAATGCCTGTAAAATATTTAGGAGCAAAAAATGAAGACTATCCTCGAAAAAATTGGTCTAGTGTTATTCTGTGGAATTGTAATTCTTTTCCTAACCGGAAACTTACTCCCGAGTTTGTCCAACAATCCACCGGCAGTTTCCTCCACCGCTTCTCGTGGTTAGATGACGAACGTATAGGAGAATTACCTAAAGAGTGGAATTGGTTACCTGACGAATACGGTCCAAATCCAGATGCAAAGTTATTGCATTATACGTTAGGAACACCCTGCTTTCATGAGTTTGCTGGTACGCCAATGGGCAATGAATGGCATAAAGAACGAATTCTAACTGAATACTGCCAACAAAGAGATATATGAGTTGGATTTTTTTAAACAACACTAAAAAATCTCAATATATAGAAATCTTTGCTAAAGGTTGCGGCAGTGAAGTAACTTCCTATGAAGATTTTGTATACGAAAACAATACTAACCCGTTAGTAATTCGCGGTATACTTAAAGATAAATTAATTAAACGTTGCTGGGAAGATCAACGCACGTTTTATTATTTCGATACTGGGTATATTGGTAATGACGTATATAATAAAAACCCAAGTGGTTATAAATTTTGGCATAGAATAGTAAAAAATAATTTACAACACAGTGAAATTATTTCCAGGCCCGATGATCGTTGGCGTCGATTAGGGAAAGAAATAAAACCCTGGAAGACTCCTGGTAAAAGAATAATTATAGCTGCTCCTGACGAGAAACCTTGCAAGTTTTATGGAATAAATCTAGATCAATGGTTAGAAAATGTTATTAGTATGTTAAAACAATATACCGATAGACCTATTGTTATTAGACAACGACCTGCAGATAGAATAGATCGAAAACAAAATATTCCATTAACTCAAGAGTTAGAAAATGATGCATTTGCATTGATAACATTCAATAGTGTTGCAGCAACAGAAGCAATTTTAAACGGGATTCCGGCATTTACATTAGCACCTGCTAATGCTGCAAGTCCTGTAAGTTTACAAGACTTAACCAAGATAGAAACCCCGTATTACCCTGATAAGGATAAATTATATTCATGGGTATGCCACATGGCTTATGGTCAATTTCATACTGATGAATTAAGAAACGGTACTGCTAAAAGAATTTTGGAAGAAACATGAAATTACATTTTATTACAAGTATATCAAAAACGTACTGGAACGATACTGCAAGATATTGCATTCCAACTTGGAAATTACCGGGTAAGACAACCATATACATCGATCAACACGACGGAGATTTAGATTGGATAGTTGAAGTTCCCTTTCACAAAGAATTACTAAGTGTTCCAGAATTATCAAACAAAGAAGTAGGTAGATCTAAGGTAAGAAAATTTTGGGGCAAGTCGTGGGCGCAAATAGATGCAATCAGAAATAGGGGCGTAGATGAAAGAATAATCTGGATTGATTCAGATGTTGAACAAATTGCAGATGTTGGAGAGGAAGATTTTAATTTTAATTTTTCAGAACCATTTGCAATGATGAATTCTGGTGATAACGAAGATTGTTGGGAAACTGGTTTAGTAATTTTTAATCAACAATACGGCAAATTAAATGTTGCGACTCGTTTATATGAAAAAGTATGGCGTGATGAGGAACAATTATTTGGTTTATTTAGACCATATGATGCACACGTATTAGGTTATGTTGCAGAAGAGAGAACCTTTTTAAATTTATGTAATCAACCTTGTAAAAATATTGATGCGTTATCTAATTCTAGATTTAGTAAATTTTTTAAACATTGGATTAATAAAGATAATAAAAAACTGTTGCAAGATCTAAAAACAACACAACCAAGTGAAAACAGTAGCGATATATCATAAATCAGTTCCTAACGGAAAAAATTTAGAGAAGATACAACTTTTACAAAATTTTTCTCAAGGAGTTCGTGCAGCAGGTGATACTGTACTTGATGTAGATCACTATAGTGTAGTTGCGGCCGATGTTGGAGTAATACAAGGATGGATATCTGGAAAACCAGATGCGCAACACACCATATTAAGAAATAATGTAATAACTCAACAAAAATTTCTTAATAGATTTGTTGTATGTGCTGATAGTAATTTATTTCTTTATGCTAATACAGATAATCCATTGCATTATCTAAGATATAGTTTTAATGACGTTTTTCCTAATCAAGGAATATATTGTGATACAGAAATAGATCCTATAAGATGGATTAAAATCTCACAAAATCTTAATATACATCTTAAACCATATAGAGCATACGGCGATCATATTTTAATACTATTACAACGCAACGGTGGTTGGAGTATGTCTGGATATGATGTACAAGATTGGGCTATATCTGTTATTGATACTATACGATCTTTTACAGATAGACCCATAGTAATTAGAGCACACCCTGGAGATAAAGCAGCTAGAACTTATCTTAATCCAGACAGTCCGCATTGCAGAATTAAATTTTCTAAACGTGTAAGATTAAGTAATAATACTAGACTAACTGATGATTTAGTAAATTGTTGGGCTGCTGTAAATTATAATTCAAGTCCAGCAGTCGGTGCAGCAATTGAAGGAATTCCAATTTTTGTAACTGATCCTATTAGAAGTCAAAGTGCGGAAATTGCTAATAGAGATTTATCACAAATTGAAAACCCAATGTTACCAGATAGGCAAAAGTGGGTTGAAAGATTATCAATGTTTCATTGGAATTTTAACGAATTAAGATCTGGTGAATGCTGGTCGCATATGAGAAAATTTATTTCATAAATTCTTTTAACTCAGCTAATTGAATATCATAATTATTAACATTAAAACTAAAATCAGATCTAGTATTAATTAAAATTTTATTAACTGGTTTAGGTCCCTGGGTTCTAATTATTGTTTTATTTAAATTAAAGACCGAGTTTATTTTACATAATAAATCATATTTGTTAATTTTAACATTGTTATCAACTAAATGGTATATTCCCGTTATTGTCGGATTTTGAATATACTGATCAATACATTTTGCTAATTGAAGAGTAGTAATACCATTCCACCAAGCATTATCCCATCCTTGTAATTCTTCATTAATATTGTTGTAGATAAAATTAAACAATCCTGTACCGTTCTTTTTTAATTCAGGACCAATTATACTCATTCTAAATGTAATATCTTTAGAATTGTTAATTTCACCAAAGGATTTTGATTTACCATATGAATTGGTTTCTGTATGTAAATCTGTCTCTATGTAGTTTCCTTGTTTGCCGTCAAACACGCAATCAGTTGACAAATGAATTAATTTTGTTTTAGAATCTTTAATTTCGTTTTCAATGCAATGGGGAAGCCAGGAATTAATAATTGCTGCTCTATCCGGACGATCAATGCTATCCTTGACTAACAGTCCTATGCAGTTAATTATGAAATCAAAATCGTTTTTGGATTCATTAAAAAAAGATTTAGTAATTACAGTGTTTTCAATATCTAGTCCATAATCGGCATTATTTCTAGCTAAAGTTTGAACAGTATATCCTTGAGATGTAAGATATTTTTTAATAACATGACCCGCCATGCCATTAGAGCCAACTATTAAAACTTTCATATAAATTTACCTTTCTCAAGCATATCTTTTATTTGATCTTTGTCCATTATCTTTGTTTTAGAAGAAAATTCAGGATATGGAAAATTTTTATGATCTTGGTATCTAGTTGCTAATGCTTGATTATAACCTGCAGGTAGTGTAACAAAGTAATGTTCATCATAACAGTATGTTAATTGAGATTCGTGATGTGATATTAACATTTCGTCTAATTTTTCGCCAGGTCTCATTCCAGTTTCAATTACCTGAACTTTTCCATATACATCCATTAATACTTCTGCAAGATCTTTAATATAACAAGATGGCATATTCATAACGAATGTTTCACCACCTATGCTATCAATAGATGCTTTAAACAATAAAAATATAGCCTCTTCTAATGTTAAAAAGAATCTAGTCATTTTCATGTCTGTTATTGTTAACGGCCCACCAGATTTTATTTGTTCAATAAAATAAGGAATAACCGATCCGCTGGATCCCATTACGTTACCGCCTCTAATACAAACAAATTTTGTATAATCGTTAAGATCATTTGCTTGGATTATAATTTTTTCGCCAACAGCTTTTGTCATTCCGTAAAGATTAATAGGTTCGACTGCTTTATCTGAACTTACATCAATTACTTTCTTTACACGATTTTCAATGGCAGCATTGACTATATTAGTAGTACCGTTGATATTTGTTTTAATTGTTTCCTGAACATTTTCTTCACACACGGGCACATGTTTTAATGCAGCAAGATGGAAAATGTAATCAACTCCTTTAGTTGCTTGTCTTACTGTATCATAGTCTCTAACATCTCCTATTACAAATTTTAACTTAGGATTGTTAAATTTTCTTTTCATCAATACTTGTTGTAATTCTCCACGAGAAAAACAAATAATTTCTGCAACTTCGTACTTTTTAAGAAGTAAACTGATTAAAGTCTGCCCCCACGATCCTGTTGCCCCACTAACAAAAATTCTAGTTCCGTTAAACATTATTGTTCCTTAAAATTTCAATCATTTCGCTGTCATTGTATAGTTTTATAGTATTAATAAATTCTTTAAATTCGTAATATGATATATTTTGATATTCGAGTGGGGGATTTATTTTAGCCGCCGGTATACGAATAAATGTAAGACCGAAATTGTTATTCATAGTGTATATTTCAAAATTAGTTTCTTTTATAAAATACATTAGTAATCTAAAAGAATCAGAACAAAATTTTGACGAGGTATGTTTTAGCGATGGAGGAACCATGTCATGCATAATAACCCATTTATTAGCATGGTTAACTGAATTATTAAAATCTTTGAGAACATATTCGTAATCATGATTTGCATCAATAAAAATAATATCAAACTTTTTTGAATTATCTATACTAGAAAAATATTCATCAGTTGTACCGGTAAACAATGCATTGCCGTTAATATCAACTGAAAATTTTTCTTTACAGTTTATAGATCGAAAGTTTTCATTTCTAAAAACACCAAGCTCTAAATAGGTATATTTTTCTATTTCTGGAATGTTATTAATTATTGAACAAGACACTATTTTGCTCCTTTAGTTTGGATCCAACCTCTAGCCTTAGATGGTTGTATAACAGAATGAGAAAAATCTAAAAATGTGTCATTGGTAACTGTACCCAAATCATATAAATGAGAATAATTTTCTTCTGCAATTTTTCTTTTAATAAATGATGCTGATCGTTTTGCTTGCGGATGCCATTCTGGATGAGATTGATCTACCCATTTTGCCCAAAAATGTGGTCTTGATAGATCGTAATTCCAACTCGAATGAGACTTGTTATATACTGCTTCTTCGGTAATATACATCGATATATTTGCTTCCTTCATTCTTATATAAAAATCATCATCTTCATAACCGCCACC